GGATCTTCTGGCGGGCTTCGAGCAGGAAATCTAGATCCTCCCAGCGGAGGGCGGATTCCTGCACGATCGTTACCAGCGTGCCGAACAGGAAAACCCCCTGGGTGCCGAAGGTCAGAAGCTCGATCCCCTCTTGCGTGGGGCTGACCACGATCAGCGGAAGCGTGTCCTGCTCGGGGAGGTAGACCGGACGCTTGCGAACGCGGATTTGGTCGGCCAGTATGCCAGTAAGGCCCAGGCCACCGATGACGGCCTTTACACCCTGGAGGATGTCGAGATAGGTGCTGCTCATCCCGTACCTCCATTTGCAGCGGCTGCTATTCGTTGCTGGGCAATCTCGACATACTCGGGGTTCAACTCGATACCGACATACCCCCTGCCGTGTTGCATCGCCACCATGCCCGTCGTGCCTGCTCCGAAGAATGGGTCCAGAACCACGCCACCCGCAGGACATCCCGCGAGGATGCACGGCTCAATGAGCTTGGGCGGGAAGGTCGCGAAGTGGGCACCCTTGTACGGTCGCGTGCCGACGGTCCAGACAGAGCGGCGGTTGCGGGTGCCATCTGCACCCCATAGCCGGTTTTGCTCTTCTGGCGCGTACTGGCCACACTGCCCGCCGTCCGATGTGGGTCGAGACATCGGACCGGCACACGCCGCAAGACCTGCCACGCCTCCTCGACGATGGGGAGCCGTGCTCGCAGGCTCCTTGATTGCCCCCGCGTCGAAGTGATACCGCTCCGACTTGCTCAGGAGAAACAGGTACTCGTGCGCCTTCGTGCAACGGTCCTTGACGCTCTCGGGCATGGGGTTGGGCTTGTGCCAGATGATGTCCTGGCGGAGATACCAGCCGTCGGCTTGCAGGGCGAAGGCGACACGCCAGGGAATGCCGAGCAGTTGCTTTGCAGCCCCGTGGCGTACCACGGGGCTGCGATTCATCACGGCTTGCTTGACATGGTTCCCGGTGTAGCCTTGCAATGTGGATTTCGGCGATGAGCCGCCAGAGCCTCCGCTGGCGTAACTATCCCCCAGGTTCAGCCACAGCGTACCATCCTTCCGCAGCACGCGCAGCACCTCGCGAAACACCTCGACCAGTCGGGAGACAAAAGCCTCGGGATTCGGTTCCAAGCCGATCTGTCCATCGACGCCGTAATCCCGCAAGCCGAAGTAGGGCGGGGACGTGACGCAGCAATGCACCGACTCGTCGTGCATCGTTCGCAGAACGTCCAGGCAATCGCCCGTATGGATCATCCCGCACCCCCCAGCCGCTGACAGACGCAACGCCATCGCACGTCATCCGTCTGCCTGCTGACGCTCTCGACCACCACCCACTGCGTCCCGTTCGACTCGGTGATGCGGTCACCCATTGCCGGCACCACGCCTGTCAGCGTGGAGCGTCGGATATGCCACGTCACCCGCTTGGCCACGCCAGCAACATCGCCGTAGACCGGGACGTGGTCGATGCCCATTCGCAGGGCCGAGACGTCCTCGTAATCGGTGCCGGTGCCCGAGGGATCGTAAACGGTGTAGGTCACCGTTACGGTGCGATCGAAGACGGCCCAGTCGTCGAGGCTCAGTGCCATCAGACCCTCCCCCGGTGCATGACCTGGAAGGGTGATCCGGCCTGCTGAATCGCTTTGTTCAAGGTTTCCATCTTGTCCATGAGCATGGACAAGTACGATTCCCAGGACACCGATTGACCATCGAGGGAGTAGGTCGGCTTCGGATCTACCGTGATCTCCACGATGATGGTCGCGATCTGGTCGCGGGCGGTTGTCAGGTTTTCGGCGTAGGTCGCTATCGGTGCCTCCTCGCAATTCCGGGGGACAGAATCGAACTGCCATCTCCAGCTGATAAAACTGGCAGGTTGCCACTACCCCACCCCGGTATGGCAGCAGGGGATTTCTCCCCCGCTGATCGCTCACACAATCAACTTCGGCTCGTCCTCGACCTCGGTGGAGGCAGGAACCTCGACCTTGACCTTCACTTTTCGTTTGACCTGTCCCGGTCGAGCGATGTCGAGGATTGAATCGATCGCCGGGGTTGGAGTCGGGATGCTCTCCACCTCGCCGGCCACACCCTCGACAGCCTCGATTTCGACCTCGTCAAGCCCACCTCGGCGAACCCATTCGTCGATCGCTTTGGCGAGAACTTTCCAGTTCTTCGTGTGCCGTTCCTTGGCTTCCACGAGGTTCAAGTCAACGAAGGCTTGAAGGGCTTCATCTTCAGTCTTTCCGGCAACCACAGCCTGCTTGACAACACAGGGCGAGTGCCGGGATTGGATCTTCCATTGCATCGGTTTCGATCTCCCACAACGCCCCCGGACAGGACCAGGGGCGGGTATGAATCAGGCTCGGTTCTCGGTCATCAGACGCGGTTCGAGCGTCGCAGCCGCGCCCGATTCGCTCGCCTTGAACTGAAAAGTGATGTCTCGGAAGAACGCCTCACGGCTGTTTGCCGGCGCCTCTTCCGTGGTGAGATCCCATGCCGAGAAGTAGGCAAACGCCTTTTCAGGGCAGCCGAACCACCAGTCGGTATCGGTGGCTGCACGGGACTTTAGCAACCGCGACATGAGAATGCGATAATTCTCGATCGGGCTGGGAGACAGGGTTTCACGGTTGGTGTTGCCAGCCGCAAGGTTCGTTTGGTTACGAACTTCGGTCGCGCTGGTGACGTAGCGGGCCGTGTGGAAGAGGTCCGGGGTCACGATGATCGTGGTCGGCTGAACCATGATCGGCTCACCGGTGTACGGGTCGGTCATCGCCGCAAGCAGTTTCCAGCTTGTGTCGATGTTCGTCCAGTTCGCCAGGGCGTTGCTGGTCGTGACGTTGTTCCACGGCGTCGAGGTCTGGTACGTCGCGTAGGACGTGCCCTTCCAGTGATAGCGGTGGCCGCCAGCAGTCACCGAAGCGGCCCCGGTGTTCTCGTCAATGACCAGATCGACCAGGCGCTTTTCACGGTTGAAGCCGAGCCACCAGCCGAGCTTCTTGGCGCGTTCGAGGAGAACGCCCGTCTTGTCGGTGAAGATCGCCTCTTTCGTGACAGCGATGATCGCACCGCGCTTGAGCTTGGCTGCAACCTCGATGTAATCTTCCGACATGCCGACCATCGGGTATTCAGCGGCTTCAGACACGGTCTGAAACTCGTCACCGATGTTCGAGATGCCGGGGATCTTCTCGACGTCGAGGAGCGAAGTCGGCCGGGTCGGGACAACCTGCGAGAAGACAAACTCTTCATCGTCGTAGGCTTCCTTGATCGCCGAAAAGACGATCTGGCCGGTGATGTTGCTGAACTGAGAGAAGGCCACGGCATCGCCAGCGGCTTCGCGGATCGCCCGGCGTCCGCCACTCTTGGGATGCAAGTCCTGCACCCATTCGCGGGACATGAACGCTTCGGCCAGCTCACGCAGGCTGAAGTCATCGGGCGCGAGTTCCTTCTTTTGCAGGGACTCCCGCAGTTGTTTCCCGGTCTTCGCCGCGCCGTTCTTTTCGATCCGGCGTCGAAGCTCTCGGTAATTGAGCAGTCGAGCTATCAAACCTCCAGGCAGGGTGTTTTAGTTGATCCGCCGCTGAGCAGCGTAGATGTAATCGACCTTGACGGTGTGGACGCTGCCGGCACCGGCCTTGCCGTAAACGCCGACCTGCATTTCAGTTGCGGAAGCATACGCCAGACGATGTTTGATCGGTCGGCTGTTGCTGTCGCGAAGGGGCTGCCCGTCGCAGAAGTAGGTGACCTCGACGTTCGTGCCATCGACCGCCATCACCTCAACCATCAAGGTTTGGTAGGTCGAGCCGCCCGCCGTGGTGGTGCTGGCCGTGTCGTTGGTGGTGCCGTTGTTCTCGGCATAGCAACGCCAGACCGTCTCGCCGTCCTTCTTGTAGATCAGGATGGCCGTCGAAGCCGTGATGGCTGCGCCGTTGTCGGTGATGAGGTTCGTGCCGATCGCGTCGGCAAAACCGAAAGCGACGTTCGCGGCATTGGTGTTGTGTTCGGCGTACTGGATCTTCGCTTCGCCCACGAGGGCAGCGTCAGCAGCCAGCAAGAACACTTCGGCCGTACTCTTGACGGCAGCCTCGTTGTTGTCCGTGGCGTCTCCGGTCACGATCGACAGGATACCACCCGCAGCGTCGAGTGCCGTAACGGTTGCGTTGGTGTCAGCGGCAAGCGAGGTCCACTGGTGAGCCGTGACGTACCAGGTGAAGTCGTCGAAAATCTCGTGCTGCTGGCGAGCGGCTTGAAGCCGGCTCGTGTTCTGAAGGGTCTTTATCCGTCCTCTCTTTCGGTTTGAACTGCTGGATCTCGGATCGGATCATAGTTGTAATCGACCGCCAGTTGCCCCCAACCGGTTCGATTGGTGTAGCGCATCCGTCCGACGTGTTCTACGGGCAAGGCTCGTGTCGCCACCACCTTGACGCCCAGTTCCCACATCTGCCGGCCCCATCCCCAGTCTTCAGGAATACACTGGGGCTTGAGTTCCTGACCTTCGACCACGATCCGGTCGCGGATCTCAAAATGAACCTTACGTTGCCAGTTGCCCCGGTCCAGCCGGGCCAGCCATAGGCCGGTATTGACCAGCAGCGGATACCCCGGAAAGCCACAATCCGCAGCGGTGAACGTCTGGGGGAGGTTCATCACCTCGGACATCGTGAGACGCTTTACCGTCCGCCACGGGTCCGCAGGATCGCCGATTGCCGTACTGGTCAGACCCTCGGTTGTCTTGATCGGGATCACGACCGAGACAACGTCGGCGTCTGTCTCCTGCAGGATCTTTTCGAGCCGATCGAGCCACGGGCCGCGCTCTGGGACGACGTCCGCGTGAAGCATTGCGAACCGGTTGCATTCGCCCTTCGCGGCCAGGTTGAGGGCCTGGCACCAGAGCGAATTAAAGCCATTGGCGAGAAGACTACTGGAGTGCGAAAATTGGCCCACATGGCACCGGCCGGCGGTCAGACCGAGGAGCCACGAAGCGGCTGTCTCGACCTCAATCCTGCCGTCGTAGTTTGGCAGGCCGACGAATACCCTCGGCGTGGTCAGGTCAGGCGTCTTCGCCATCCTCATCGTCCTCTCGGGTGAGTGCTTCCACCAGGGGCGTTTCAGTTACCTTGGCCGAGGTCGGCCGGCGCTGCTCGCGGAGCAACTGCCGCCGCTCGGCATCGTCGTCGAGAGCCATCAGGGCTTTCAGCAGAGCGTTGCTCGGCTTCGCGACCTTGTGCGTCTCGCATAGGTTGCGGACGTGCTGCTCGGCCTTGAGCTTGCGATTCTCTTCTCGGAGACTCGCCACTTCCTCGGCCTGCGTCGGCGTCTTCGCCTTGCGACGAGACTCCAGCTTGAGGTCGTCCTCGTCCTCGTCCTCGTCGTCTTCGAGTTCGGAATCCATCTCTTCGAGGGCGTCGTCATCCTCGTCGTCAAGCGGTTCCTCGGGCATGACGTCATCCTCCATTGGCTCGTCTTCGAGGGCGGGGGCCTCGGTGGGAGCGTCAACGTCGGCTGCTGGCGTGATTGCCCCGGACGCGATCAGGTCTTCGCGGGCCTTGAGGATGGCCTTGACCTTGCCCATTGCGGAGACAAGGTCCAGGCCATCGTCGTCGATCACGGCCATGATTGCCGACTTGAACGCGGCCTTGACGCTGCTCTCGGGGGAGTCTCCGCCCAGCAGCATGGAGCCATCCATCGACCCGTCTTCGATCAGGCGTCGAACGCTGGCCCGCACCTTGGGCGGTTGTTTCTTCATCCACTCGGTCAGATTCATGGGTTTTCTCCGTCGCTTGTTTCGGCTCTCGAAAAGCCCTTTGGTCGTTGCAGGGTCGGCCACAAGATCGACCGATTCCACCTCTCGAATCGCCGTCACGACGTAGGTTCCCCCCTCGTAGTGGCCATCCCAATCGCTGACGTTGTGCGACAGCCCGTAGGCTCTCGGCATACGCTTTGCTGCCTCGATCACGCGGGGCGTCATGGGGTGGGAGGTCAAGAGGTGAAGGTCGCCGAGAAGCCCGCCTTGAGTAGACCGGACGTTGCGCAGTTCGCCAAGAACATCGCCCGCATCGCGGTCGCTGCTGCCCTCGTCGGACTGGTGATTGATGCGGACGCTCGCCCCCTCGTACAGAGTGCGAGCGCTCATCAGGCAGGATTCGGTATATCGTCGGCGGTTGCTGGATTGGCTGGAGATGATCTTGACGCCACGGATTATACCCGCAGCGGCATCGACGCGCGAAGCCACCCCGTTGGGGGAGGTCTTCAGGCACTCGCACTCACGCAGGCTTCGAGGTATCAAAACTCCGTGGAAAGTGTCGTGTTGTGGTATTGTACCTTACAACTTTGGTCTTGACAATTACAGAGTTAGGCATCCCAAGGAAACTCAACGCTGCCCTCTTCGGGTTCGGTTGGCGTCTCGACAATTGCGGCGTCTGCCATCTCAAGCGCCTCCCGTGGGTCTTGCGTGGTGTCCAGTGCGGCAGCATACAAAGCCAGGTACCAGTTGATTGCAGCCTCGTCGAAAGCCTCGAACCGATCGGCCAGTTCTTCGGCCAACTCTGCGCCGTCCATCATACCCATCGCTTCCCGCAAGGACTCATGAACGTGCTTGGCTCCCGCGTCCTGCCCCCTGATGACCTTCCACGCTGCCCGCATCGTCTTGAGCGGCGCCGTAGCAAAGTTGCCAGCAAGGAAAGCAAACGAGGCGACCGGCAAGAAGGAAGACAGCTTGGCCCCGACCTTACTCCCCGTTGCCATGTAGGCAAGAGGCATGGTTGTTGTCCACGCAAACACCTGATCGACAACGGCAATCGTCCATCCGACGCGATTCGTCGTAGCCTCGGACCAGCCCCGCTCCACGGAAATTTGCTTGGCAACTCGCTTGCCAACCTCGAACCCCTTCATGGCTTGATGTTCCAGCCATCGAATCCCCGACCAAAGAGCGGCTAGCCCCTTCTGCCCCTTCGCCGGAATCGCATTCCAAACGGTTTTGCCGAGAGCCTTGGCGGCTCCCAATGCGGCTTTTCCACTGGACAGAACAGACCCGCCCACCGACCGGAGTACCTTCGCCCGCATGGCGGCTTTCTTCTTGCCGGCTCGGCTGGCTTTCTTGTGTGCAGCGACCGAGGGCATGTAGTTCCCTGTGGCCTGCGCTACGTCTGCTTGGACGTCATTCTGCTTGACGTCACAAGGGATATGCACGCCAGTTGTGTCGTCGTAACACATGCTGCGCCCGAGCTTGTCTTTGCGTTCCGCCTCGGTCAAGCTCGCCTCGTCCATCCCTTCCAACTGATTCGCCAGGGCGTTGAGTTTGGCCACGGCCTCGGGCGTGAACTCGCCGTCCTCCCCACGCTCGGCATCGTGCGCGGCGTGAAGCAGAATCAGCGTCTTCGCGGACTGGAAATCGTCTTGCTCTGGTATCACGCCTCCTTGGGTTTGCCCTTCCTGGCTGCGGGGGTGCGTTTGGCGGGGGCGGGCTTCTCCGCAGGCTTGCTTGCGGGTGCGGGCTTGTCGCGTCCTGCCGGGAGCTTGAGGCTTGCGGGGTCGTCGTTCGCAACGACGTAGAAATACATCCCCTTTTGCCCCTCGATACCCTCACTACTCCTCGGCTCCGCGTCCCGGTGCCCGACCACCTGAAGCGTGATAAGGTCGTCTTCCTTCCACTTCAGCAGCATCTTGCCGAACTGCTCCGAGGTGAGTCCTGGCACCTGTTCGGCGATCGCGTCGAACAGTTCGGGGATCTTGACTGTCCCCTCCTTGTTCAACTTGGTGTAGGCACCTTTAAACGCATCTAGTACAGACTGTTCCGTGGCCTTCTCAGGCTGCTTCTCAGGCTGTTTCTTCTCCGGTGCCGCTGCTGGCTTGGGATCTGCGGTCTGGCCGAGCTTGGAAAGGATGCGCTGCGCGATGGCCAGCGTCGAGCCGTTGGCGTTCTCGCCTCGCTCCTTCGCGAGTGCCTTGATGGTGGCGTGGCTATGCTTGATGAGTGCGTTGACGATCTCCAGGGCTGTCCCGGCGTGCGTGATGTCATGCCACGCAGCATCAACGTCCTCGTCGGTGACGTCGCCGGCCTTCTTCGCGGGAGCCTTCTTTGCTGCGGGCTGCTTGGCTGTCGCCTGCTTCGCTGCTGGCTTCTTTTCGCCACCGCCCGACTTCGACCCGCACGGGATGCGCTTGCCCGTCTCGTCGTCGAAGCACATGCGACGACCGAGTTTGTCCTTGCGCTCGGCCTCGGACAGCCCCGTCTCTGGCCGCTCTGGCTCGTCCCCGCCGAACAGCAGGGCATCAAGCGGGTTCTCCCCGTCGTCGAGGTCGTTGCCGTCGAAGGCGTCATCCTCCGCGTCCGGCGTGACGTCCGGCTCCACGGCTGGGGCTTCCTCGCCACCGCCGCCCAGCATCGCGGCCATCCCACCGCCCTGGTCGGGTGGGTTCCCGACCTGCTCGGGGTTCATTTTCGTCGGCTGGATCTCCGGGAACAAAGCCTCGGCGTCTCCCTGCTCGAATCCGTACACAATGCGAGCGTTGGCGATGCACGCCTCTCGTGGGATCGTGCCCGCGTAGTACGCCGTCTGAATCGCCATGAGGGCTTGCGAGCCGCCGACGCTGCCACGCAGGGTAGCCGTGGGGTCGTCGGGATTGCCGCCCCCGCTCTGGCCCTGCGCAGGTGCTGCCGAGGTGCCGGCCTTCCATGCTGCGATGTTCGCCCGCTCGCGCTCGCTGTCGAGTCCGAGTTCCTGTTGCGTCGTCTGGATCGACTTCACACCAGCGTCAATGTAGGTCTTGTTCGTGGACGATTCGCGGGCCGTGTCGCGCGTCTCGACGTGAGGGGCTTCCACTTGCACGTCAAGTACCTGGCGGATCTCTTCCCAGGACCACTTGCGACCGTAGGCGCGGATTCGGCCATGCTTCGCTGCCACCCGGATCGCTGCCCAGATCGACCGCACAAAGAACGTCTTGTACGTCTCCTGCTCGGCGTAACACCGCTTCACGAACGGGCTTTCAGCCGTGACCGAGGAAGCGTAGTTCGTGTTCGAGGCGTCCGACGAGATGAGCCACTCGGGGGCGTTCCATCGCACGGCCACGCTACGAAGGATGCCCTGCACGACCTCGATGTACCCGCCGACGTTCGAGGCGAACGGAGGGACGACGTAATTCTGCCCTGCGTCGATGTCAAGGACGCGCCCAGGCCGAAACCCTTCGCTGTACTCCTGCCGGCCGGCAATCGGGTCGTAACGGTCATAGTCGCTGGCAGCCGTCACGAAGTCCCGCACCTGCGATGGGGAAGCGGTTTCGTGCTGGCGGATGAGCGAGATAGACGCCTGGATCGCGGCACCCTGGCCGACGTTGTCGATGAGCCTTCCGGCCGTCCTGATGGCATCGTGGGTGTCGTAGCAGAAGTCCGTCAGACCGCGCTTGACCTTCGCATCGACGTTGATCTTGAGGTGGTGCATCTCTTCGGGGTCGTAGATTTGCCCGTCTTCTCCGGGGTCTTCCACGACGTTGTAGGATAGCGGTTTGTGCGTCTGCCTCCCGTCCGTCTCGATTCCGTAGGTCCATTCCTCGGCCTCCCCGTAGGGTGCCTGCACCTGCTCCGGTTCGATGATCTCGACGTGGAGGTGTTTGTCCTTCTCCTCGTGGAGCAGGAACAATTCCCCGTCTCGACGAGTGCGGTCAAAGCCCTCCCGTTCGATCTGGCACCAGGACGTCGTATAAAGGAATTCGTCGATGACGTTTTGCACGGCACCGATCAGCCCGGACGGCGCGCCTACCTCGGTGGTGGTGCGGTAGCTGAAGCCTGTTCCAAGGACGAAAGATCGCAGCCCGGTAAGCGCTCCCGAGGCGATCGGCGATAGCTGGCAGAGAAGGCGAGCGGATGCGCGGAGACGTGCGTGTTCGGCCCAGGTGCGCCAGAAGGGCCAGTTGTGCCCGTGTCGCCGGTCGTTGACCGTGGACATGGGCGCGTACAGTTCTTTGCCAGGCTGGCGGATGCGGTCGATGACGTCTTCATAGCCACCCAGCCAACCCCACTGGTCGTAGTTCTCGGTGAGCTTTTTCGCCTGCTTCTCGGCCTGGCCCATCATGGCATGAGCAAGGGCAAGTTGACGCTCTCGTAAAGAGAGACGCTGCTGTAGCAAGTTGGCCTTGCGCGCCTTGATGCTCGTTCCTTCCGGCTCGCTTATCCGACCTCCTCGCTTGCCCCGTGCGACGATTGCTCTTGACAACATCTTACCACATTCTGCCGTCTACTTGTCCACATTCGCGGCTATGGTCGATGTGACCTTTTCTGGCGAAAATGACACTTCAAGATAGAAAGACTTAATGGCGTACCTATTGGCCTCAAGAGCTCCAAATATCCAGGTAATCTTGGCAGCCAGAACCCGCCCACTCTCGACGCAGCGGGTCACGCTATGAGTGTGGCTTACTGACGCGCCCAAGCAATCCTGCGATGTAAGGTCTGGGATCTTCCCCACGTTGTCAATAATCCAGACGTACAGATCACACCGCAGCACTCGTTCCCGCGACCAGTCGCCGCTTTCGATGATCTCAGCGTATGCACGCAAAAACCGGCTACAAACTTCCCATTCTTCGCTGGTCATGCTACCTCACATCTTGGCGAACACCTTTCGCGTGCGTCGGCTGTTGCCCTTGCCTCGCACCCGGATATGGTCCCAGATCCAAATACCCTTGCTCGGGGCAAAGAGCAGACTGGCAGCCTCGCCGGCTGTCACTCCCGAGTAAGCGTAGGCCGAATTGTTCCTGAACCCGATCAACAAAACGTCGCGATCCTGGTAGTAGCGCAGCCAAAGGACGTTGCTACTTGAGACGTACAGCACCTCGGCCCGCGTGAAGAACAGGTCCAGCAGTTCCTGAAACGGTGTTATCGGGACACCCCCTCAGCCTTCGCCCAGGCGATGCACGCGGCAGAGAGATCGACACCCTCGGTCATGTGCTTGAAGATCGCAGCCGGTACAGTGTCGTCGTCGTCCTCGATGTCCACGCGGACCAGTTCGGGATGATCTCGCACGAGGGCCGGCCCTGCTCTCAGCCAGGTCATGAAGTCGCAGGAGAGCGACTCCAGACGTAAGGGCAGCCCCTGCGAAACCGCCACGGCCAACCCCTTGCGAAACTCGGCCTCGGCTGTTACCTGCTCGTCATCGCCGAGAGCGTTCCATGCGGCTTCGATCTGGTCGTTCAGCGCTTTGACCGCACTGGGCGTGTACAGCCCGTCCCGCATGAACTGGATCGTTTCGGACTGCAGCTTCCGCCAGGCTTCAAGGCTCATCGCTTCTTTCCCTGCCTTCCGTTCCAGAGGTCCACCAGTGCCCGCTTGCCCATTTCCAACGCATCCGGTCCGTCGTCGTGCGAGCCGAGGGGAAACTGCCTCAACTGATCCACCAGCAGTCTCCCGCCCGGAGTCGCTCGGATGTGTAGCTTCCTGTTGGCGAGGTCCGGGCCGAGACGTCGGATGCGGATCTCCTTGGCCACACTGTTGACGACCGGCATCCCCGGAAACGGGATGCCGCGTTCCTTGGCCCGCTTGTGCATCATTGTCAGAAACAGTTCCTCGAACAAGTTTGCCTCGACGGCGCACACGTCCGGCAGGAATGAGGCACACACGTCAAGGGTTCGCTCTACCACGCCTTCCGGGGGAAGTCGCTCAAGCCACGCCTCGGCGTAGATGTCTCCCTGAGTATACCCCACGGCGACAATGGCTGTGTAGTCGCCCTGCTCACCCACGCCCTTGCTCGCATCGACCGACACCGCCTTGAGTTGCAGACCGCCCGGCCAATCGCTGAACCAGAGGTGTTCACCGAAGTGAGTAGCGGGCCATTCGCTCGCTGCTCCCTGTCGCGGGTCTTGCTGGTGCAGGCTCCACCAGTCGTACTCGCTCCGGGCACGGATCGCACGGAGCTTGTCCGTAGGGTAGCGGTCGGGCCAGAGTGCCTCGCCCTCCCGCCGTGGGTCGCTGGGATGTTTTCCGTCCTCTCCCATCGCCAGGGCGGGAAGTACCAGCGAGTCCCACTGTTCGGCCCCGTCCACCTCTCGGGCTTGCGTCAGGACGTGTCCCACGAGATCATCTTCGTGGTAGCGCGTCATCGTTATCAGGATGCGCGCCCCTGGCTCGCAGCGGCTTGAGAAGTCCGCCGAAAACCATCGCTTGAGACGCTCGCGGATCGTGGGGCTTTCGGCCTCGGCTCTGTTCTTCAGGGGATCGTCGATGATTCCGAACGTGTACCCTTTGCCGACAATCGGACCGCCAGCCCCTGCGCTACGCAGGACGCCACGACGCCCCACCACGGCGGCTGTATCGGCCCTCCTGACCCCGTCCTTGCCACCACGTCGAGACAGCCGGGAGCCGGGGAACGTCCGGGCGTAGGCCGAGGTATCCATGATCCGCTGTACGTCCGCGTTCATTTCGTTCGCAAGGTTGCTGCCATACGAGCAGATCAAGACGTTATCGTCGGGATGATGACCGAGCAACCAGGCCGGCAATCGACGGGACACCAGTTCACTTTTGCCGTGCCGAGGAGGCATCGACACAATCAGACGTGCGCCCGGTGTTGCTGCCCAGTGTTCGAGCTTGGAGCAGAGCAGTGCATGGTGCCAGTTGGCTTGATAGTGGTGGTGAGTCTGAGACGTGAAATCGAGCAGGGAAGACCGGGCACGATCGCGCAAGTCCACCTCGTCGGAGGTCAAGACGCGATCATGCCCACGACCGGCAACCAATCGCATGACGCACTTTTGCAGATGATCGAGGGAGTCTATCCAGTGCCCTCCTGCTGTCGCATCAGTTCGTCAACCAGTCGTTGCAGTGCTGCGATTGCTGGCTCCTCAAGACACCGACGCTCGCCGTCCTGGCCGACCTGCATGAGCTTAATGGCCTGATCTGGCGTCAGCGTTGCCGGGTCCAACTTCTCCAGAGCCTCCCTGGCTTTACTCTGCTGGAGCAAGTGAACCTCAAGATGCCGGGCGCGTGCCTCCTCCATTTGGGCAAGTCGCGCAGCCTGGATGCGGGGTTGCTCGACGCGATCCCAAGCCTCGGCTCGCTCCTGCCATCGCCACTCGCTCGAAGTGCTGTACCAACGAGCATTTGGGATTTTATTCCCGTTTTCACCCTTTTCGTTCCGCCAAAGAGTGACAATTGTTCGACTTGGACCAAGGAGGCGGAATCGTGTAAATCGGTCGTACCAGTTCGCAGGCTCGTCCGGCAAGCGATCCCATGCGTTTATCCGTCCTCCCTTCTATGGTGTTCTCCCACCAGTATACCTCACCCTCTCACCAATTTCAGCAGTGCGACCGACAGGGCATCGTGGGCGGCTTCGGCGGTGGGGTAGTCCTTGCCGCTGGAGACTGAATCGACGGCGTCAACAACGTGCCCGTCGAGTTTTGCCCACAAGCCAGAACCGATTGAACCTGCTCTGTCTCCATGACGCCACCACGTCCACGGGTTGCTCAAGTCCTCGAAAAACTCTGGCTCCTTATCCGTCGCCCGCACCCTCTCAATCGGATGCTGCCGAACCAACGCGGGCAGGTGTTCGAGCAGCACGGATAGCGGGGCGTGAACCTCGGCGATGAAGCCACGACGGAAAGTGAGGTTAACATAGACCGGACCAGGCAGGACAAGATACGGTAACGGGTTGACTGGCGAGTCATGTGACATTACAGCCTCAGGGATTACTCTGTCGCACAATCGCCGGATGACAATGAATGATGCTGCGAGTTCTTTTGTGAACAATGCGACAGCCTCGGGCGACAGTCGCATAATCTGATCTCCCATTGTGGTATTATCACAGCACGAGCCAGCCGAATTGGATGCGAGATTCCAACACTCGGTGGACGATTTCCAAAATGCCCCACACAAGACGCACTCATGCGTTGGCACGATAGGGCGAAGCCGATCAAGTCGCTTGCCATAGGTTGCGTATAACTCCACCTGCACCCGAATGAACTCCGCCCGCTCCTCTTCCCCGTGGTCGTCGAGCCAGTCGGCATAGATCAACCGCAGATCGTCATCCTCGGGATGCTCGATGATGTCGGCGAGCATCCCGAGGGCAGTGTTGGTTGTTGTGGTCATGGCGCCACCTCCACTGTCTCATCCGGCTCCATCACAATCTCCACCGTGGAATTGCGGTCACAGCCGAACGTGCAAACCGTAATCACAAGCAGACCTCGCCTTCGATTCACTCGCCTTGCGAGGAATTCCAGCCACACCGACGAGAAGGCGTGGTGTTGGAAGACGTCGCCGGGGCCGAGATTGCACGCGAGCTTTGTTGTGGTCATGGGGCATCCTCCACCAGTCGAAAGCGAGGCGAGTCGTCGCCCATGATGTCCAGCCACGAGGTCAGCGATCGCACCCAGCGGATGGGGTCATTCTCCTCGGTTGATCGGTAGATCACCATCCAGTTGCCGGTATCACAGCATCGACAGGAACTCACGACCTCGTAGACGGTGCCCTTGTAATGCTTCCAGAGGGAACCGATCCGGGGGAAGTTGGCAGGCGGCCTTGTGGCCATGACCTGTTCTGCCTTGCATCGCTCGCAGGGAGCCTCGTCGCAGTAGGCTCCGCAGTTGCATTGCTCGTAGTAGTTAGCCATTGGGTTCACTCCTTTCCCAGCAACAAATCCACCGCCCAGCATCCTCGATAGTGCGGACCAGGCTCACGCAGGTGGGCAAGGATGGGGTGCTCTACCACGATCTCGTTATGGTCGATGCAGATGAAATATTCCGCTCGCGTCCGTTGTGGTCGCCCTTTGCACAACGGGCAGTACATCTCCTCAAGCCCTGCCTCCTCCAGTGCGTCGGACAGCACAGCCAGTACGTCATTGTCCAGGGTGCCCGTGCCTGTCCGCACGGTGTAGACAGCCTCAGCCAGTTGCAGGACAAGTGGCGTCAGGACGGGAGAGGGTCCGACAACCCGCCCAGAGTTTCGGCATACGTTACAGGCTACCTTGAAAGTCATAAAATCATCATCAGCACCTCGAAACACACTGCATGCTTTACAGGGGATTGTCTCCCCCAGCGGCAGCGTCACAGGCTGGAAGGGATTGCCGATGATGTCGCGGAGGATGTCGGCTATTTGCTTGCCTTTCCCAACGAATCCAGCGTCGGTCAACAAATAACTTAACATCCGCGCCGGGGAATACTCTGGCGATGCGATCGTCCAGTTCGAGTGCGGATTAAGGTCAATATCATGACCGTCAGCGTGTGTCTCGACAGCCTCGATCGCTTCGAGATGATTCTTGCCTCTTGCATCCAGCCGACTGCACGCACACGCCACCAGCCGCAACTTGCGGTCGCTGGGTCGGAAGTGCAGTTGCATCACCCAATCCAGCATGGCGATTGGGTCTTTGCTCGTCAGCCACTCTTGCTCTGTCATGGCGTCACCTCCTATCCGATCAGTTGCTTGTTTTCCTGCACTCCACGGCTTGCCCGGTTCCATCTCACAGCTGAGGCGTGGGACTCGATCCGACCGGCAAGGACCATCGCCCGCTCCTCCTTGCTCGCCGGCTGGTACGCCCCTCGCCACGCCTGGTCAATGCCGATGTTCCGGGCAACATTGCAACTGTCTGCCGATGCCAACGGCAGGTGTGAAAACACGGTCGGATTGAGCATCCGCAGCCCGTGGAGTTTGCACGGTGGCAAGCCGTCCCTGTTGCAGATTGCATCCATCGCCTCGCCCATGCGGTCCCACCAATCGGGCGTTCCAGGTGTTGCCCATTGCCCAGACGATCCAAGGGCTACCCTCGGGAAATCACGGCACAGGCGTTGCAACCGGGCAATGCTCTCGTGCATGTGCCACACTGGTACGCACCGATGGTCAAAGGGCATTCCAGCCGAAAACCAACGGGCAAACATTGCGTCGTTAGCAGCCTCGTCGCCGTCGATCACGTCAGGTATCAGGCACCAATCAAAGCCGGGGTGTTTCCACCATCTCCGCACCCACTCGGCATACAACTCGACGTTGACCGAGCCGCCCGCTTTCCAGTGCGTAAACGCCCCGTTGTCGAGACAGAAGCTCTGGCACACTTCCGCGACAATCCCGATCTGTTCGGGGTGGGCGTAGGAAACCAATCCGTGCCGACGTCGAAGCATCTCGACCGCAACCGAACGCGGTGTTATTGGCGTACCGTGGTAGTGGATCATTCCCCGCCCTCCATTGCTTTTCGCAGTGCGTCCATTGCCTCTTGCATCGTGGCGTATCGCACGCAGAACTTTTCCGGGTTGTAGCCCGGCAATCGCTTGAACAGTTCGCCGGGGATCGTTTCCGGCTCCTCCCAGTAGTGAAACTCATCGGCATTAAACCACCCCCACCAGGACGTCTTTCCGTCCGTGCAGAGCAGCGGTGCGTAGGTGCGATCAGTTGCCATTGCGGTACATCCTTTCCCACAAGATTCGGAACGCCAACGCCGCCTGAGCCGGAACAACACAATTTCCCAAGGCTCTCAGCCGTTCGATCCGAGCGGTGTTATCCACGAATACCGGAGTCCCATCAGCCATGCGACAAAACGCGGGTTCAGTCGGTAACGCAGGGGCAAGTTCGGGTTGCAGGCTGAGAACCATTTCCCACCCTGCGTCATCCGTGGGGCCTGGCGGCCAAGCAGGGAGTTCGTCGGCGTCTCCTCTGATGGACTCGACCCGTCCTTGTGGTCCCGCGTTGTGGGCGTTGCCCACAATGTCGCTGCATCCACCAGAGTCGTCCCGTCGTGGTGCCGGCTTCCCTCCCGGCGTCCGCTGGTCTTGTTCCTGGCCCCGACCGAATCCGCCACGGTCGCCGTTGCCCAGAACTGAACCTGTTGTGGCAAGCCGTCCTGGACAAGTCGCCCCGTCTCCCGGTCGTACAGCCGTTGCTTCAAGTGTTCCGGTGGGTTTCCGTCCTTGTCCACGATCCGCTGGAAGTCCAGCCCCGGCTCCTGTGCGGACGGTGTCGCCCACTGGCTCGCCGCAGCATCGAGATGCTGCGGCGGATTCGATCCCCGACGAGACACGGGCTGATCGGCTCCCCGTCCGTCTATCGACCTCGCGGTGGGCCAGGCAGAACCACCGCATTCTTCCCTGCGGAGATCCAACGGCACTCGCTGGAACACAACACCATTCCGCAGCGAACCCCAACGCGGCCAGTCCCCCGAGAACCTCGCCCATCGCCCCGCCTCGAACAAGGTCGCCGCCGTCTGATTCCCCCAGCCCTGCTCCTGGTGCAGTGAGCAGACCGGGGACGTTTTCGAGGAACACCCAGCACGGCTCAACCTCGCCGATGATTCGCTGCACGTCTCGCCAGAGCCAACGCTCGTCGTCGGTTCCCTTGCGACTTCCGGCAACGCTTGCTGGCTGACACGGGAAGCCCGCAATGACCGTATCCACGACGCCACGCCACGGGCCGCCGTCGAAGGTGGTAAGATCCGTCCAGATAGGGCACTCAGCCAATTCGCCGCGCTGCATCTGCGCGACCAGACACGCCACGCAGAACGCTTCCCCCTCCACCATGCAGACCGGGCGAGCATCTTGGCACGCCAATCGCAATCCGTGGTCGAGTCCGGCCACTCCTGCGCACAGGGAGAGGACGTTTCGAGGCAAACCGCTGGAACGTGTATCCACACTGATTCTCTCCTCCTCCAATCCATCCCCACCGGGTCAGCCCAGCCGCCCGCGAGTAACCGTTTCACGCGGGAGATTCTGACCCGATGGGGAGTGGTTCCGTTGGTTACTGCTGCTGGTCCTCGAAGTCGCTCAAGTTGGCATTCTCCAGCCAGTTGGTGATCTTGCCCGTCTCGTCGATGTCGAGTTCCAGGTAGTCGCCGCCGCTCCCCCTGAACAGATCGCAGGGGACGTATTCGTTCTCTAGTCTCGCCAATTCCTTCAGGTCGGCATCCAGCAAGACATACGTTCCCTGGTCGCACACCTTCATGTCGAAAGCGAGAGTCTGCCCCTGCGGCCAATCCTCTACGGTGTGCGTGTCCAGGTTGATGACTGCATCCCACAGGTCGCCCTTCCGCATTGGAGCGTCGAAGGGCATATCCTCGTCGTCGTATCGCACGGCAACAGTCAGGCTGAGGTACTTCACATCGACTTCGCGGCGTTCGATAA